TTAAGAACAAATATTGATTATGTTTTTATATTAAGAGAACCTTACATTGCAAATCGGAGACGAATTTATGAAAATTATGCTGGTATGTTTCCAACCTTTGAATCTTTTTGTCAAGTAATGGATCAGTGTACAGAAAACTTTGAATGTTTAGTGATTAACAATAATGTTAAATCTAATAAATTACAAGATCAGATCTTTTGGTATAAAGCAGAATCTCATAAAGATTTTAAGCTTGGTTCCCGCGAGTTTTGGGAAATATCAAGAAATATTGTTTCTGATGATGAAGAGGACGTCTATGACCCAAATAAAGGAGTAAGAAGAAATGGACAAAAAATTAATGTTAAAAAAAATAAATGGTAAAATAAAATAACTAGTAAAAAACATTCTTTAATTTTCTACTCTATATAGTATATAAACAATGACCACGTTATTAGAGTTAAGAAAAAATATATTTAAATTAGAATTAGCTAAATTAAATGAGTATTATATTATAAATTATAACAAGATTTTAACGAGTCCAATAGGTAAACTACTACAAAAAATTCAACTGAATACATTAAAGGAAAATTATACTAAGAAAAAAATACAACTTATGAATTACAACAATTATAAACTTAATGAGATTACAAAACAAAACCAATCGACGCATACAATTGGGTTTATAATATTAAGGCATGTAACGAATGAGGTAGTCAATCAGTATTGGATTAAAAGTTATAATGCGATTCGAAAATACTATCCCGAAAATCACATTCTTATTATTGATGATAATAGTGATTATAATTTTATAACTGAGGAGCCGTTGTATAATACAACCATTATAAAAAGCGACTATCCAAAACGAGGGGAACTATTGCCGTATTATTATTTTTTACATAATAAACTATTTGATATTGCAGTAATAATTCATGATTCTGTATTTATAAACGATTATATAGATTTTAGTGTAGACAACTATAAATTTATATGGGAGTTTGAACATGATTTTGACAATGTCAAAGAGGAATCAAGAATTATAGCTATGCTTGATAATCCAGAATTAACTAACTTTTATAATAACAAAGAAGTATGGAAAGGGTGTTTTGGTGGTATGTCTATTATTAGCCACGATTATTTAACTCACATTAATAATAAATATGATATCAGTAAATTATTAGACTATATATTATGTAGAGAAGATCGTAAGTCATTCGAAAGAATTATTGCTTGCATGTTACAAAAAGAAGGCACCCAAAAAACACTACTAGGAAATATACAAAAGTATTGTGAATGGGAACTAAGTATTAATAACATTCACAAGTATCAACATTTACCAATTATAAAAGTTTGGACTGGTAGATAATTATATAAAACTATATAAATATTTATATAGTTATTATTTATATATGAGTTTAGATACAATTGTTAATAATTCATTAACTGACAAAAATACTGGTCATTCTTATTTGCCTCTTTATCAAACATTATTAGAGAAAAAAAAAGAAACCGCCAAAAAAGTGTTAGAAGTGGGAATTGGAGATTTTGGTGCTAAAAATGGAGGCAGTATAAAGTTATGGAGGGATTTTTTTACAAATGCAACCATTTATGGATTAGATATACTTCCAATCGATCGAGTAATTGATGAATTATTAAATGATGAGAGAGTTGTTTTATACACTTCCATTGATGCCTACAATGAAGATTTTTTTAAACTTAATTTTTTAAATGAAAACATAAAATGTGATTTTATGTTAGACGATGGACCCCATTCATTAGAAAGTATGATAACCTTTATTAAGTTATATTCACAAATAATGACTGCTGATGGAATATTAATCATTGAAGACGTTCAATCGTTTGATTGGCTTGATACACTTAAGGCTGCCGTTCCAGAACATTTAAAACCATTTATTAAAATTTATGATTTAAGACATATTAAAGGGCGATATGACGATATCGTTTTTACAATTGACAAATTAAATACTTAACTACTTAACTTTGCGGGTTGGTCCATTGTTATAAAACCAATCACTAAAGTAAAATTGAGTATAGGGCTGTGAGCCATGTTTGATTAAATCATTTAAGGAACTTTCTCGATCATAGTCATTCGATCCGCCATCCATTCTATAAAACAATAAGTGTGTTGTCAAATCACAACTTACCATATCAATATACCCCATGCCCGCATATTTATAACCAATATCAAACACATTGGTTTGTCCTTTACTACAAAGAAACGCATAACGTTTTAATGCTTCTTCAAGACTCATGATTGTCCATACATTCATGTAGATTTCTTTTTTTGGGTTACCTAGTATTTCATAGATGAGTCTAATATTTTTATTTAAGCCTTCTGGTATTTGTATTTGCGAGGTAGTAAATAATGTATTAAATTGTTGAAACGATTCTTGATGGTCATCATTATAAAAGAATGGTTTTTGTGAAGATACATAATTGTTTGTTGAAATAGTACATTGGTTTAATGCGTTTAGAAGGGTTTCCGTTTGTTTTGTTTTTTTGCAAATCAACTCAGTCATAGATGCTTTTTTGTTCTGGTATACTATTATACTAAAACAAAATATAAACAAAAGAATATCAATTTTATTCTAACTATACTCTATAGAATGATTTTAGAAATAGTGAAATTAACATTTATTTTTACATTACTAGATTCAATCTATTTATATTTAATGAAAAATAATTTTTTTACTATGATAAGAAATATTCAACATAGTAATTTAGAGTTTGCGCTCGTTCCCGCATTATTCTGTTATGTATTTTTAATTTTTCTCTTGTATTATTTTATTATTTTAAAAAAACGACCCCTTTATGAAGCGTTTTTCTTAGGGTTTGCTATCTATGGTGTCTATGAAACGACAAATTTAGCAATCTTTAAAAAATGGAGTCCAATAATCAGTTTAATAGATACAATTTGGGGCGGTATACTATTTTATTCTTCTTATTTATTATTTAAACTGATCAAGTAAGTTATTAACATAGATTTTATAAACAATAATGGGTTAAGGACCCATAGATAGTCTCACAAGTAAAATATAAACAATCGTATGTAATACGTACCCTAAGAATGTAGGGCAATTTCTTTTATTCAATATACTTCCAAAAATATCATTTGTTAGTTTAAACGTATAACTATTAAAGATTAATAACACAATAAATCCGCCGATAATGGAGAATCTCCATTTATCATAACTATTTGGTTGTAATCTTTGGGTGTGATTACCGCCGCCACTCGTGCCATTTGTCGATCCGCAAGTCATTTATATATATATATAAAGATAAATATATAAATATATAAAAAAGTTATAGAAATAAAGTTTCCTAAAAGAAATTGATTGTCAAATTAACGGCAACGAGTTGACTTTCTGCGACGAGTTGACTTTCTGCGACGAGTTGACTTTTTTTTGCCCCCACCGAACCGATTACCTGGCCTCTCATCAGTACGTTCGAAGTTATCAATATATTCATTAATCCTTCCCGGCCCTCCAGGGGTTTGTCGCGTTTGTTTTGACTTTGGCTTAGGGTCATGACGGCCCGGCTTATTACTGACATCATCATCATAATCTCTACGTACATAATCAGGATGGTGAGGACCCCAGTTAGCTAGGGAAGGTCTCAATTCTGTGGTCCTGCTTGATAATTGCGATGTACTAACCGGAAATTGAGGTGTACTAACTAGTGATGAACGTGGTCGTGTTAAGGTAACATTTTTTGTTTCAATATACTCTCGTTTTCCTTCTCTTATAATTAAATGATAAAGTTTTGGGTTGCCTTGATCATCTTTATCAGCAAACTCATCAGCAAACTCTCTCAGCGTATCTTTTTTTTCCTCAAACCTTGTCATTTTTGTATTTGGTGAAGTAACTTTTGTAAATGAATAATAAACTTTTGCTTGGGGTTCAAAACCAGGTAACTCTGTAATTGGTGCATATATAACATTACTCATTTATATATAAAATAAATATTATTTATTCCTAAACAATAGTTTAAGAATAAACCCAACCCATTAAATTATCTGCGACGAGTCGATTTTCCGCGACGAGCCGACTTTCCGCGACGAGTCGATTTTCCGCGACGAGTCGATTTTCTGCGACGAGTCGATTTTCCGCGACGAGCTGACTTTCTTTTGCCTCCGATTTTGTAAAATTTTTTTTTTGACAACGGCATTATAGGAGCAGATGACTCTTTTTGCGTTGAATCACTTATTCTGGAAAGTTCATATAGTGGGTCTAGGGCTGTCTTTACATCTTCATAAAAAAATGGTTTTTCTTCACTTGTTTGCATTTCTTGTGAAATATGACCAATTAATAATTCCAGTATATTTATTTCTCGAGGAGTTAACTTATCTTCATCTTTCTGTATAATAGTATTTACATCTTTCAAGTTAGTGCCAATTTTACTCATTTTATTTTCCAATGTAACTAAAAACACTGGATCAGATATATAATCTTTAATTGTTTGTTGCAGGTGCCCTTTTTCTTGTTTTGACAACGGCATCCTAGGAAATTCCGCCTTAGCAGATGACTTTTTTTGCATATTATCAAGTATTCTGGCATTTCTGGCAAGTCTATCTTGTTTGTCTTTTTGTTCTTTTTCATGAAATTTTTGCTTTTCTTCTTCAAATTTTAATCTTTCTTCGTATGATGGTAGTGGGTTTGCTAAAGCTTCTTGTTCATTTTCTACTTGATCAATATGACGATCTAATTTTTGCAGTATATTTATTTCTCGAGGAGTTAACTTATCTTCATCTTTCTGTATAATAGTATTTACATCTTTCAAGTTAGTGTTAATTTTTCTCATTTCATTTTCCAATGTAACTAAAAACGCTGGATCAGATATATAATCTTTAATTGTTTGTTGCAGGTGCCCTTTTTCTTGTTTTGACAAACTATGCGACATATTATATATATATATACAATAAAATAAATAGTATTTATTATTCCTAAACTAAAGTTTAAGAATTAACGCAACCCTTTTGATTTTCGGTGACAAGTTGATTTTTTACGTCCATGTAATGTAGTAATGTAGTAATGTAGTAATATTGTTTTTGAATCTTTCAAAATCATATTCATTTTTCCATTTATATATATATATAATGACAGATAAAAACGTTCACGAGAAAGATAATATCTTTGCTAAATGGATGAAACGAATTAAGTATAATGTGAATGGCCCAGAAAAACAACGAATAAAAGCACTTACTACATTTATTAAGAACTCAACAAAGAAAGAAAGAAAACGAAGATATGAGGTCCATGGAACAACGCCCGCCATGGAAACCATGAACAATTGGTATGCTCTAAACGCATATGTCATGTTAGATATTTTACATAGAATGCCGAGACGATTTAACATAAATAAAGAACAATGTAATACTTTGAAAACGGATATTGAATATCTTATAAAAAAATATAAGTTAAGTAAACGACAAACGCGTAAATTTGATAAAAAATTGTGCGATAAAAAATTTAAACATAAAAACACGTAAAAACACGTAAAAGCAAAAGAATCGTAAGACACGGAATGCTGGCTTTAAATTGTTTTTAATGTGTTTTATAAAATTTTTTATTTTATATACTTATATATATAAGTATATAGATGAGTAACATTCTGAATACTGCCGATATTCGAAATGCCATGTTTAGTAAAATTAACTATACTATAAATGATCCTCAAAAAAAACGAATTGCTGCGCTTGTTGGCTTTATCAATCGCTCGGTTAAACGTTATAAAGATACTCTTAAAATTGTAGAAAAAAATAATTTTGTTTCAAAAGAACAGAAAAAACTACCAACTCAATCGGTTGTATATATGTACGCGTTAGGATCTTATATGATGTTAGTATCTCTTCAGTCCGCTTCAAAAAAAAATAAATTAACAAAAGAGCAATGTGAAGCTATCACAAGTGATATTAATTTTCTTATTAAAAAATATAATATCGATCAAAAAAAAGATAGGTTGGGCTATGATAAAGATGGTTGCACTAAAAAATATAAAAGTAAGAACCGAAGCACTAAAAAGCGTGGAGGATGAGGAACAGGGGGCATTGGCCTCCCATAAACTCTAGTCTCATACTTAGTCATACTTAGTCGTAGTCGTTATGATCATCTAGGAAGAAACTTAGAGTTACTCTCTAAGATCTTAGATAGGAGAAAAAGACTACTTAGTTCATTCTCTGAAGAAAAACTAAACAGACTAAGAAGACTAAGAAGACTAAGAAGACTAAGAAGACTAAAAAAAATTATAGTTCTATAGAATTCTATAGCACTATATATATATATATATATATATATATATGGAACCTGTTGATAAACAATTATACAATCAAACAAAAAAGAAAATATACTCATTGTATCCTAAGCATAGTGCTTATCGCAGTGGAATGTTGGTAAAAGAATATAAAAAACAATTTTCATTGAAGTATGGTTCACGGAACTCTCCGTATTATGGTAAAAAAACGTATAAAAAAGGCTTGTCCCGATGGTTTAAAGAAAAATGGGTTAATCAACGAGGCGAAGTCGGTTACAAATATAAACATGATATCTATCGGCCTAGTTTACGAATTACAAAAAAAACTCCAAAAACGCATGAGGAACTCACAAAGAAAGAACTAATTGTGGCGCGACGAAAAAAATATAGAACGGGGCATGTTAACAGATTTTAAAGTTTTATATATTTATTTTATATATATTTATTTTATATATATTATATATATTATAAAATATGTTATTAAAATTTTTCACAGAGTTCATAGGAACTTTTATTTTCTTATCAGTAATATTAATGTCAGGAGATCCTTTAGCCATAGGTATTACTTTAGCGTCGGTTATTTATTTTGGTCGTAAAGTCTCTGGGGGCAACTTTAATCCAGCAGTAAGTTATATGATGTTATTATCTAAAAAAATAAATGTTTCTACGTTTTTTATATATATCATTGCTCAATTATTGGGTGCTACCGCGGCATTTTTATTTTTTACTTATAGTAAACTAAGTATTCACAATCGATAAACCCTGTACGTTATTTTGGTTTAGTGGAGGCAATGGTTGTGAAATGTTTTTTACTACTAATTAATAAGTAAACTCCGTGATATCCTAATGTGAAAACCGCAAGTACTCCAAGCAAAGGATAGATATAAGGATGTGAGTTTTTCTTATAAATCGCAACATAAGCAATTAAAGGTACAATAATTAAAAGATGTAAAACATAGATTAAAATGTATTTTAAACTAGTATCTTTCTCGCAGATCCAGTCTTCTTGCTTTTCTGGCATGTGAGCCTTAGGTTTTATGTTTTTTTGCCAACTATTTTCACTCTTTCTTAAAGGTAATGTTCTACAATCAAAAAAATAATCATACCATGCCATTGCGACATAAGAAACTACAAAAATTATAAATAAAGTAGCATATAACACATAAGGATTTTTAATGTTTGGCGAATATAAAAATAAGATCATAATGATCATTGCGAAAATAATACATTTGATATTAAACGCAAATGGTTTTCCAGGAAATAATCCTCCAGACATATATACTATTCATCGTTATTTATTTTTTTTTAATAATTTTAAAAATAAATTACAATATTTAATTACTAAATACATTTGTCGGTGAAGCCTATGAACTAACAGATAGTCATGATGTTTTTTATAAAACTTTTTTTCATTATAGGTTATTTCCGTTAAATAGTATCTTTTTTTTTGAACCTTGCTTTTATATTCTGGGTTTGTTAATTGTATTGTTTTGATCATTTCTAAGGCTTTTTGTTCGGTTTTATAATATAACTTTTTTTTAGTTTCATTCCCACGAATCATGTACTTGACATAATGTTTGATTTTAGGGTAAATAAACGTATTTGTCATAGTTGTCATAGTTGTCATTGGTTTACTATGTGTCCATTCAATGTTTGAAACTCGATTGTCATTTAACACTCCATTTTTATGCTTAATATAAAGAAATTTTTGTGGATTCACTATAAATGCTTTGGCAACAAATTGATCTACTTTGTAGTATTTATATAAGTTTGGTTGTTGTTGCTGCTGTTGAGATATTTTTAATTTAACAACAGAATACCCTTTGGAATTTAATTTAGGAATTACTGGTTTGTTTGTTTTATTGTTTTTGATTTGACCGAGACAATTTATACAATAGTTTGGATGAGTAATTATAGGTTTCCAATGAGTTGTGGTAGTCATTTTATTTGTTGATTGGTTAGAGTGTTTATAGCCTTAATAACTTTTTAATTCTATATATTTTTAATTCTTTATTTTAATTCTTTATTTTTTAATTCTATATATTTTTAGATTTATTTTTAGATTTATTTTTAGATTTTATTTTTAGATTTATTTTAAATTAAATAAATAATAATATTATAAAATATTATAAAATAGTATATGAAAAAAATATACAATAAACAAACTATACTTTATATATTGTTGTTCCTATTAGTATTTATTTTAGGTATACTTTTTATAAAGTATTTAACTTCTAAAAAAGAAACGTTTTTTACAACAGCTAACAACCCTTTTACCGATGGAATAACAACTCCTGCGCCTATTTATGTACATAATCTAGCTGGACCCCCGAATACATTTATAAATTGTTATGATTCAACTGGTAGTAGAAAATTAATGCTTATAAATGATCTCACGTCCGGATTATCAAGTATAAGTAATACAATTAGTGTTAGTTTTTTATATCATTCAACGGGTCCTTGTGGAACCTCTGAAAACCCCTACCTTAATCTTTTTAGATTATCTGCTACGGGTTCAAATTCATCTGCTTATCGCTGCCCTGCTTTGTTTGTCCATCCATCAACAAACCACCCTTCTAATTACTTGCATTTTAGAAATCAAGGAAAAGAAACGATAGACGCCCAGGTCGAGACTAGCTTTGGTCCGTTCGATAAAATGAGCGGCGGTGAAGTAAGTTTAAAATTGTTTTATAATAGAACATATCATATTACATTTGTAATAAAACCTACGGGTACCAGTGGACAAAGCATTGCAATTTTATATCTAAATGATGAAACTTCAAAAACATCTCCTCTATTTTATAATTTAACTGCGAATAATTTAGTTAACGGAGTAGATCTTTATGGCTATGGCAGAGGCGATGCTGGCAGAAATATCAGTAATCAAAATATTTTTATGAAAGATTTAACTTTTTATAATGGAGCATTATCCGAAGAGCAAGTTAGTAGGATATATCAAAAAATACTTCAAGGAAATAAAGGTGCAACGGGTGCAACGGGTTCGACGGGTTCGACGGGTGCGACTGGTGCGACTGGTGCGACGGGTTCGACGGGTGCGACTGGTAAGACTGGTTCAACTGGTTCGACTGGTGCGACTGGTGTAACTGGTGCAACGGGTG